TTGATTTAGCAGATATGTATTGGGGGGATCGTAAGATTACCTTTGATGGCACAGATCAAACCAAGGTCGTTAGCTTGACTGACAGCGCAGGTAACGTAGACACCAAGGTTAGTGGCAACTTGTTTATAGCGTTATACAAGTCAACAGAGGCTGGTGTCATCACTTCTGCCAACGGCGCATCTTTGCCATCAACTTACATGGGTGGTTCTGATTTGCCATCTGAGTTGCGGTGGTCGGCAACTAACCGTCAAATGAATGGTCTTGCTTTTGCGATTGTAAAAATGAATTACAACCGTGAAGCAGAAACTACAAACATGCAAACGCTTACTTATTCTGTAAGCCATTACCTTAACAGTACTGGTGCAGCAAAGCCGGGTGATGTTTGGTATGACTACATCACAAACGAAAAGTACGGCGGCGCTATGCCATTGGATTTGGTGGATGCCGCATCTGCAACAGCATTGAACACATACTCTGATGGCTTAATTCCATACACAGACACAACAGGTCTGCAAACACAACCTCGTTACCGAATCAACGGTGTTATTGATACAGGTCAGTCATGCCTGAATAACATCAATTCCATCATGATCGTCTGCGATTCTTGGAATCAGTACAACGCAGCGCAAGGCAAGTGGAGCATCGTTATCAACAAAGAAGCGTCAACAGCATATGCGTTTGATGATGACTCAATTGTTGGAGAAATTCGCGTCAGTGCCTACGACATCACAAGCAGCGTAAACCAGATTGAAGCAGAGTTTCCTAGCGGTGAAAACCGTGACCAGTCTGACTTTGTGTACTACGAAACTCCTGCTGGTTTGTTGTATCCAAACGAGCCAATTAACAAGCAGTCGGTTCAGTTTGCAATGACCAATGATTCAGTTCAAGCGCAATACCTTGCAACACGAATCCTTGAGCAAGCCCGTGAAGACCTGATTGTCAGTTTCAGCACAGCGTATGTCGGCATTCAGGTTGACGCTGGTGATGTGGTGACTGTGACCAACTCATCTTACGGCTGGACAAACAAGCCATTTAGGGTAATGCGTGTGTCTGAAGTGTCTTTGCCTGATGGCAACCTTGGCGCATCGTTTGAGTTAAACGAATACAACGCACAGGTGTATGACGATCAAGACATTACGAAGTACGTTCCTGCCCCTAACTCAGACCTACCTGACCCATCTTTCTTTGGCCCTGTTCCAGCGCCTACAGTGGCCTCTAGCTTTCCTTCTGCTGCTGTGCCTAGCTTTAACGTGCAGCCATCTATGGGAACGGCTAGTTTTGCAACATATGCGGAGAGTTGGTA